TCACCCTACCCCCTCGACACTACCCGAATACAGGCAAAGCAACCGCCAGGAACTGTAGCTTATCTGACGGTCGCCACTGAGATAACCGCCCAGATCGGGAACGCCAATCAGGGCCGCTGCCGCTCTGGGAGTGAGGTGGGCTTTTTGCAGCTCCGCGCGGATCTCCACCGGTACCGGCGGGGACCAGCCAGCATCGAAGCGGGCGTAGATTTCCGGGCGCGTAGCGTCCGGGCCGTAGGCCGGAACATCTTCGCTCATGATTATCGCCTCCACTGAGGTTGATTCGGGCGGGCCGAACGGGGGCGCATAGGCGCGCGTTGAGGAGTCCGCGTAGCGGTCTCCTGCGCGACTGCCGCCGTTCGGCCCGCCCGCCAGGGGCCGCGTTTAGCCGCGTAGCGGCTGCGGCCCCTGGCCAGATGTGCCTTCCGGCTCTGCATGGTTTGCCGCCCGCATTTTAGCTTCGGCAGCCTGAATTGCGCCGGCGATCACCGCACCGACTTCCTCCCCAACCAGCTCTGTCAGCACCTGCCTGGCATTCTGGTCTGGACACATGGCGACCCATTCCAGGCCGACATTGAGATGCTTCACTCGGTATAGCTGCTTAACGTGTGCGGCAAACATCTTATTATTCTCCATTCAGTAGGAATACTTAACTGCCTCTAGCGAACGGAGGGGAATCACAGCCCCTGACCACTTCATAGAGATAGCCCCCTCCACGCCCCGCCACATTTGCGAACGCGTCAGTTCAAACACGCAAAGGCCACAAACAAGAGCGAAAATATAATTCCACCCACAATGACCGCGACATACCCAAACTGCACCGAATAACGGGCTGCGTAGAACATCGTTTCGGTAATTTCTGCGAAACAGTTCAAATCTACCGCTTTTAAAGTGATTCATTAAGTTCCAATGCTGGAAAGCGCTAAATTAGAAACACTTATCCACCCAGTGTTTCTATAATCGCGCACATTTCACGGCATTACAGTACGGCGGTTTGAGTTCTGTGCCAGGCAAGATCGGTCAGCGGTTGAGAGCGGCAAGGCGGCGGCAAGGATTATCCGCAACGGAGGCAGGGAAACGCGTAGGCAATTTGTCGCGATCGCAAATTTCGAAAATGGAGAGCGGTGTTCAGCGAATACCGAGCGACCTCCTGCCTCGCTGGTGCGAGGCGGTCGGTATCTCGCTGGCTGAAGCCTACGGCAAAGAACACGCGCACCACTTCGCCCGTGTCCCCTTCGCGCCCCACATCGCGAAACTCTACGCGCAGCTCCCCACAGACTGGCAGTTACACGTTCAGCGCTCGATCGAGGGGCTGCACAAGCTGTACGCGAAAACCAAAAACCGTAGTTAAACTACGTGTTGCTTTTCCGCCCCGGGCAATAGCCTCGCGGCATGAAAAGGAACCTAAAACAACAATTCGGCCAGCGACTGACGGTGCTGCGCAAAGCCCGAGGCATCAGCCAGGAAGATCTGGCGTTCCTTCTGGATGTCAGCGTTGAGACCGTGAGCCACATTGAGCGCGGCATACACGGCCCTCGCTTTGATCTTTTGGAAGACATCGCCCGCACACTCGGGGTTGAGCCGCGCGAGCTGTTCGACTTCCAGAAAGACTGAGCTAAAACGGCACCCGGACCTGGATCCCATCGATACCGGTATTCGGATCGTTGATCCCGGCACTCGAGTAATGAAAATATTCGAGTGCCACTACACTCCATTGCAGCCCTGCCCCCAGCCGATAATTGATATCCCCCACCAGCGGCGAGCCGTCCACGTAGGCCACGCCCAGGCGGTAGTAATTTTCTGCCCCCAGGATCGACCACCCCGGCTGTACCCGCCGACTGATTGAATACACCCAGTTGCGGTCAATGCGGCCACGGTCGGTGTGGCCCTGGCCGATGGCGGTGGCGGCCACTTCCCACTGGTGGGCGCTGCCAAACTGCCAGCCGATTTCCCCCACGGTGTTGTGGCTGTTGAGGGCGGTGTGGCCCAGGCTCACCACCGGGCGAGCGTCGGCGCGCTCGGCCACCAGCGCGCACAGTAAAATCACCAGGAACAGCGCCACCGCGCCCTTGGTCCAGCTCCATTTAAATTTCGGCATAGGTTTTTCTCTCTCGGTTATTTTCGGGGTGGGTTGGTGTTTAGCCGGCGCTGGGGATCGACTCCCACGCCTGCATGGAAACCGCCAGGTTAAGCATCCGGTACACGCATTCGTCGGTAACCTCGGCCTGGCGCACCAGCGGGTCCACGGTGCCCTCGGCGATGGCGGCCACCAGAATGCTGTCCACCTTGGCCGGGCACTCCATGGCGCGACCGCCGGAGGTTGTTTTGACGGTGTTATCCGGGTTGATGACGGCACCACAGGTTTTGAGGTTCAACTGGTCCACGTTGCCGTCCTTGTTGACGTCCTCCTCGATGCGCAGCACCTGCACGCGGATCAGCTCGCCGGTAAATACCCCGGACGTAATGCGCAGAGCCACCTGGCCCGGCTGCAGCCCGGTCACCTCGGCGCTGGCGTTTTCATAAGTGACGTTGCTCACGGTCATTTCTCTTTGGCTTTCCTTGGGGCAATAGGGCACCGCGGCCGACAGCTCCCTGCCGCGGCGGTGTGGGTTAGTTAATGGGATTTGGGATCAGGGCTTGTAGTACGGGTTGTGGGTGATGATGCGGTGCGCGGGGTCCACGCCAGCAGCGTAGCTGATACCGCCCACCTTGATGCGACACACCGCGCGCTGGCCGATAGGCTCCACCCGGGTGATGCGCTCCCAGGCAACGGTGTGGCTGCCGTGGTGGCTCACGCCCACCCAGGTGCCGAGGGTGTCCGGAGCGCGGCGCACAACGCCGTCGCGGTCGGTCACCGGCGCGGTGGTACTGCAGTGCACCTCCGCCCCACTTTCGGTGACCAAGCACACGCAGTCGATGCCCTCCACCAACTTGGTGGTTTTAATCGGTCCGTACCACAGCTGGTCGCCCGGCTCCCAGACACTAATCAGATCACCGGCGCGCGCGTCCGCCGCCTGCAGCCCATCCAGCAACCACATATCCGCGCACACGCACTCGCCCGGGTCCAGCACTGACCCACCACTACCGCTGCCACCATTGGCGGGCGTGGTGATAACGTCTACCAATCGCCGATAGGTGCTCCCCCTTGCGGTGGCCCAGTTGGTGGTAGCGTAATAGGTTACCGAGCCACCGGCATAACCGGGGTCATCGCAATACACATAGTATTTTTTGGAAAACTGTAGACCGGTAATGCTGCCGGAGCTGTAAGCCACGGTAAAACTGCCAAACTGTACCGAGTGCGCGCCCACATTGATGGTGGCGGTGCTGCCCGCGTCCACGGCTGTGCACACCGCTGAAAGCGCCACGCTGGCGGTGTCGGACTGAACCATCGGGAGGTCGCTTTGGTCCTCCACTTCAATCACGTCAACCTTGACGTAATCAATCAGCATTCGACCGCCGTTTCCCTGATAGTTGTTCCAAATAGTTGGCTGGAAAAATCGCACGTTGGCCTGCAGCTTGGCCGGGTTGCCGATATGGTTACCACCTACCAGCCCACTGTACTCAGCGTTACCCGCAGCGTTCCCTTTAAAATAGGCGACATACGTTTCCCAAAACAGGTGATCCTCTGCACGAGCCCCGCTGACCGCGATATAATGTTGCGAGCCATAACTGTCTGCCCCACCAGTACCACAAAGATTTCCGGCAGCATCGAATCCATTTACTCCAAGGTAAAACCTTCTTGTTAGGTCGCCATGGTTGTAATTGTAAACACGGAACTCTATGCGGTAGAGCTTGTTCGGGTCAAACGGCACCCGCATATCCTTGGGCGGCACCAATCGCCCCATCTCTGTACCGTCGTAAGCATCGCCCAGTATCGCCGCACCACCTCCCACTTGTGAGCTGCCGCCAGAATACTGCGCAACGGTCGCGTCGCCACCACCATTACTAATCCATACGTTTTGCCAATCACTGGATGGAGAAAAATCCTCCAAAAACGTATTGCGCATCGAGTTAATCAGCAACCGCTCTTGCGCCGTAGCGCCCACCGTGGCGCCATCCTGTGGCTTGCCACTGCCGTAAATCTCGGCCCAGTCCGCCAGCGATCCCGCCTTCTCAGCGATGCGATCCAGCAGCGCTTGGCGCGCGTCGTACACCGCCTGCCAGTTACTGTTCCAAATGGAGCGGCTGATGTCAGTTACGGTGGTAGTGCTATCCCACGCAGGACTCAGCCCATTCAGATAACTGGTGAGCGCGCCCACCGCATTGGCGTAGGCGGTCTTTTCAGTGGTGATACCGAACGACGTAGCGCTGGCAGTAATGCCCCCCTGCTCGCTGATGATTGCGCTGTATTCGCGAATCGTTGGCAGCTTTTCTGCTGGGTGTAGCTTGCCATCCGCGCCTATGTCGTCCAGATCACCCAGCGCCGTACTAGCGTCGTTCTGCGCATCATCCGCCGCCGCTTGCGCGGCATCCGCACTAGCCTGCGCCGCACTTGCGATATTGCTAGCGTTGGTGGCAGAACTTTGCGCATTATCCGCCAATACTTTCAGGGCACCAGAAATGGTATCCAGCAAAATCTGGCGCTTGACGTACACATCCTGCCAGCGCGTATTCCAGGTGCTGCGCACAATACTAGTGGTGCTGTTGGTGGCGTTCCAGGTGGGACTCAAACCCTGCAGATAGCTAGTTAGCGCGGCCACTGCGTTGCTGTAGTTTGTTTTTGCAGTGGTGATCCCCAGGCTGGTGGCCTGGCTCTCGATTCCCGCCTGCTCGCCAACAATCTCGTTATATTCACGGTTGGCCCGGATTTTTTCCGACGGGTGCAGCTTGCCATCCGCTGCGATGTCGCTGAGGTCGGCAAGTGCCGCAGCGGCATCGCTTGAGGCGTTGTTGGCAGTGGCTTGCGCATCATCAGCTGCACCCTGCGCGTTGTCGGCCGCCGCCTGCGCGTTGTCGGCGGTGGTCTGCGCGTTGTCGGCGCGGGTGGTCAGCGCGTCGGAAACCGCATTCAGCAACGCCTGGCGCGCGTCGTACACTGCTTGCCAGTTCGCATCCCACAGGGTGCGGCTGACAGTGGTCACTTGGCTGGTGTCGTCCCAGTTGGGGGTCAGCCCGCCCAGGTAGCTGGCGAGCGCTGCCAGTGCGCCGTCGTAGTCGCCGCGCAGCAGTACCAGACCGTGCTGGTCCGCCTGCGCGTCGATGCCCGCCTGCTCGCCGGTCAACTGCGCGTAAATCAGGCGCACACGAAGCTTTTCCACCGGGTGCAGTTTGCCGTCCGCACCTATGTCGTCGAGTTTGCCCAGTGCCTGGGTGGCATCCGCCTGCGCGGCGGCGGCGGCCTGTTGCGCGGCTGCGGCATCGTCCAGCGCCTGCTGCAGTTCCGCGGAAATTTCCGGGTCCTGCGCATAGTTGGGGTATGGGGTACGGCTTTTCGGTACGGTGTACACCCGCGCCGCATTCACGCCCAGGCATTTACCGCCCGCGCCCGCATTGCCGGGGCTGCTGGGGCTGTCGCCATAGCACGCCACCATCTTGCTGTTGGTGAGCACCGGCTGCGGGTTCTGGTGGCCGTCGATAATCAGCAGCACGCCGCCGGGGGCCCCACCACCACCGCTACCGGCGGGCACGGAATACTGCGGGCCGTTATCGTTACCGGGCAGGCCGTTGCCACCACTGGTGTTGATCTTGCCCGACACGCCCAAGGCAATACCGCGCGCGACTACAGCAACCCCAGCGCCACCCTGGCCGCCAATACCACCAAAGCCCGCCGGCTCCCAGCTGTTGTCGCCACGCAGGTAGTGGTAAGAATGACCGCCACGGGCACCGCCACTACCGCGCAGATCATCGGGGATACCCAGCAGCTCGCCGCCGTCGTTGTCAATGGCAATAGTTGGCATGACCGCGTTGCGCCCGGTAACCACTTCGCCGCGGGTATTCACCCAGCCGGTGGGGCCAATCTTGCCCACCGCACGGCCGGCGCCGCCGCGGCAGGAACCGAGAAAGCCCGCGCCGCTATTACTCGGCGCGCCGCGCAATGTGCCATCCACCTGCAGTACCCCCATCACTCGCAGCTCGACGTTATCGGTCACTGTCAGGGTGCGCCCGGCGGGGATGGTCAGGTCGCCCAGGTAATAGTAAATGGTGCGGCTGCTGGCGGCGCCGTCGAGGGTGCCGTCGGCGGTCAGAAAGCCGCTGCTGTCGATGGCGAGGCCCGCGGCGGCCATGGCGGTGCCTTCGGCCGAGTACCAGCCGTCCGGCAACTCGGCGTTGGTGCTCGCAGCCTCATCGGTAATCGGTGCGGCCTTTTGGGTGGAGCCGAACAGCTCCACTTGCACCAGACCACTGGTCTGGTCCACGCTCACCCGTTGCACTTCCATAGCCCGGTCCAAACTTTTGTCGTCCAGGTTTATGTCTGGCAAAAGATGGACGTAATCCACCTCGTAGGACCAATCTGCTACATGGTTGCTACCAATATCCCAGCGAATCAGGTTGATCTCGCTGCCCATATATTCTGGCTCGCCACTCAGGTCCACCACAATCTCGTGCCAGGTGCCCACCGGTAGCGCGTTGAAACGTTCTACTTCAGCGTCAATGTTCACGCCTCGATATGTGAATGTCTCCTGGTCGCGGTAGTAAAAGGTGGACCCAGCGGGCACAGGCTCCGTACTGGTACGGCGCAAGCGGATTTTGGCGTAGGGCACAGTGGCACCCACAAATCGCTCACTTACAGACAGCGACCGCAAAATATAGGGATCGAACGCCAGACACTGTACCGACAGAACGCCGCCAGCAGCTGCTGTGATTATTTTGGTTCCCTCACCGGGTGCACTCCAGCCATCTTTGCCGCTGGCAAAGTCCCAACGCAATACATTGGCATTGGGGTCGCGGGTGTAATCCCGCACTTGCGGCAGTGCCACACGCACTACGTCGCCCACTTCAATATCGTTATTACTCGGCAGCAGCGAAAGCCGCAGGCGCAGGGGCGGGCCGGCAAAGCGGTCGCGCAGGGCGTCGAATCGGTTTTTTAACGTAGTGAAGGTATGGCGGCTGTTGTGCAAGCCCTTGAATTTCAGCGCTTGCGGTTTGCTCTCGCCGTGGTGGGCGATGCTGTCGGCATCCGCCAGCACATTGGAGCGTAGAAAACGCCCGTCAAAACCCGGCGCCTCGTACCAGGACCATTGAATGGAAAAAATATTGCGCAGCGCTGCCAGGTCCTGCTGCAGCTCGCCCAGGCTTACCACGTCGTCCGCGGTTATAGTGGCCACGGTGCCGGCGTCCGCCAGCACGCCGGTCATACGGCGGTAGCCCAGTTGGCCGGCGGCATTCACCGGCATATAGGCGCCCATCAGCAGGTTTATTTCCTGCTCGATAAATTTTTTGCCGTCGGTTTTGGCCAGCCCATCAAATCGCAGAATCACGCCCTTGGTATAGTCGCCGGGCTTGTACCAGTCCGCGCCGATATTCTCGAACTCATCCGCTACCACATAGGCCGGGTCGATGCCCAGTTGCCAGTTGCTGGGCAGCACGTCATTGGTGCCGAGAATCTGGCCGGTGAGCAACGCATAGGCGAGCGCGGGCGCGGGCAGCTCCAGGTAAATAAATTCCTCGACCTCGATGCCCTTGTCGTCGTCGTTTTCCGTGGGCACGGTATGGTCGTATTCCACGGTGCCGAACAGGCCACGGGTGACGCCGGTAAAGGTGCTGCCGGTTTTGCCGGTGGCGCGCACCACTTCCCAGCCATTCTGGTATTTGATTTTGAGGTAATACACGGTTTGCCCGGGCGCGTCGCCAAAGCTCGCGGTGTGCGGGCAGGGTTCAAAATCCGCAGTGCTGTACACACTCAGGGTGCTGGCGCCCTTGGGGAAGTCTGCGGCCAGGCGGGTGCTGCGCGGTACAAAAATGTCTTTGCGCATTTCCCGCTGAATATCCCGGCAGCGCACCCGGTAACGGCCGTGGTCGTAGCCCAGGCTTTCCTCCGCCACTTGGGTTTGCTCCAGGCGGAAGTCGGCCCAGTCCATGCCCGCGCCGCCCTGGTACAGGCGCACGGTGCAGCCCTTGATGCCGTGTCCCGCCTGTAATTGGTTGCGCAGGGTGTCAGTGAATACGCCGCCCACGTCCACCAGCTCAAAATTGATTGCGCCAATTTCCGCGCGGCCCTGCTCGGGTATCAAGCGCTGGCTGGTACTGCTGACCTTGGCCAGCACGCCACCCAATGCGCCGCCGGGCAGGCCGGGAATATCGCCGTGGCTCGCCAGGTACACCGGGGTCGGAAATTCAATCACCACTACCAGGCGCAGCGCGCGCTGGGGGCTGGTGTTGTACAGGTCGAAGGTTTCGGAGTTGTTGCGCATCTAGGCCACGATTTTCACGATAGTAAAGCTGAAGACAAAGCGCGACCCAGGTCGCCGCTGCTGCTTGAATGACTTTCTTTTGAGTTGCACGGTCGCTGGTGCACTAGGTGCGGCCTCCGTACCGAACGGATCGAAGGTAAAAAATTCACCTGCACCACAACTGGATGCGAACTCATGCCACTCGGAGAGCTCACTATCCGTTAATGTCATGGGCGCAGTCTCGCATTGGTGCTCGGTCTCAACCCGGTACACAGTGTCTTCCGTAAAGCCAGACAGTGCTTGGTGGGTTTTTCCTTCGACCACGGGTGCTCCACCGTCAAACTTTTTCAGCACCGCTTCCAGCTTGCCGGCACCACCGGTGACCATTCGCGTGGGGGAAAACTCGATGTACATGGCCTACCCTGATAGCTCCTGTGCCTGACGACTACCGCTAGGAATGATTACAAGATCCTGCTCGGCGATTAGGGTCGTGATTTGCTGAGCAATTGTCTGAGCGTTGTCACCGACCAAATCACCCGCAATGGTGAGGTTGACCACAGTTCCCGGCTGCTGGTACTCGCGCTCTTCGGTAGGACCAATCGCGGGTTCTCGCGGGGCTGTGCTATTCGAGCCGGCCCCAACACTTACATCAGAACTAACTCCTGCGGCGGCGCTCTGAGCGCCGCCCTTGAACTGCTGTGAGCGAATCGCCTGAACTCGCACCAAGCCTGCGGCGGTAGTCGCAGCGGCAGCGGCCAGGTTCAAGGGCCAGGGCAGCGTGGTCATCGCCTTGTTGGCAGACTCGTAGGTGGAGATAACCGCGTTGGCGATCGCAGCCGCCTTGCCAATTTCAAATAACTTGCGGCTTTTACTCGACGTCAGCGACTCAAGATTGGTCCACATATTGCCAACCATCCGCTCGCGCTCCTGCGCAGCAATGGCTTCTATGCGCGCACGCTCCCGTGCTTGTCGCTCCTGCTCGGAGGTCAACTGATCCTGAAGGCGCCGCTCAGCATCAAGCTGACGCTGGTGGCGATCTTCAATACGTCGCTGCTGCTCCTCAAGCTGAAGCTCGTAGCGTTCCTGCTCCCGCAGTCGGTACTCTTCCTTCAGCAATTCAATCGATTCATAGCCGCGCCGTTGAAGCTCCTGCTCGGAAAGCTGCAGATTCGCAATTTGAAGCAACCGCTCTTCGTGCTCCAGTTGCAGCTTTCCCTGCTTGTCTGCGAGAAACTGATCCAGCTGTACCAGCTGCGCAGCGCCTGCCTCTTGCTGACGGGAGAGCTCTGCGGCCGCGCGCTCGCGCTGCGCCTGTTCACGAGCCGCTGCAGCCGCCTCTTCTGCAGCAACCACATCGGCGTATTCTTTCTTTTGAGAGTCAATTCGCGCGCTTTGCATTTCCTGTAGCTTCGCGCGGTATTCCTCGACCTTCTTGCCCTGAATCTGGATCTGAATCTGAACGCCATCGGCTTCAGCCTTGGCCAATTGCTGCTGGTGAAAAACGTACTGAGCATGCAGCTTCTTGTACTGGAGTTCCTGCTGTTCCAAGTCTGTGGGCGCCACGCCCCGTCGCAGGTTCTCGACAAACTTGGCAAGCAGACCTACACCTTTTGATGCCTCATCGGTCTTGCTCAGTGCCTCCAGGAATTCCTGCCAGTTCTGGCTCAGCGTATCGACCTGCCCGGATAGGCCACCCGCCTCAGCAGTACCCGCACCACCCACCTGCTGCGCCAGCTTCGCAAGGATCATGCGCTGCGCGTCAGCGACCCGGCCAGCGTCTTCCATCGCCTTGATCTGTTCTTTCTCAGCCTCTGTGAAGCTGACCCCGGCACGGCGTAGTGCGGTAAGTCCGGTACTGGGCTCCTCCAGCGCCTTACCCAGTTGCAGCGCGGCGCTCTTGGCATCCCCGCCCATTACGGCGGCCAGATCCTGTGATAACGAGATGGCTCGATCGAAGGTCTCACCCTGAATACTCTTGAAGGTGAGCAGTACCGCCTGCGCATCCCGAACACCAGCCACACTTGCGAGGGTATTTCGAGCGACAGAGCGGGCTTGCAGATCAAGCTGTGCAGCTGTACGACCACTCGCACTATCGGTGGCTTTTAGCAACGCCTCAATTTTTAGCTGCTGCCGCTCCATCTCCTCGCCAGCACGCACACTCTTGTACATCACCGCGGTGACCCCAGCGATAGCGACACCCAGCCCAGCCCACGCCAGGCTTCCACCAGTCACCAAGCCATTCACTGCAGACAGGCGCCCAGCCACACCACCCAGTGGGCCATCAATGGCCACCACGCCCTGCGCAGCACCGCGCAACGAACGCGTGAAGCCGTCGTTCGCCGCCTTCGTGTTGCGCATGTCCTTGGTGAAGTTTTTTGTACGCGCGCGCGCCTGATCCATTTCCTTGCGGAAACTGGCGGAATTCATTTCCAGATTGGCAACGAGCGTAGCGATGGTCGCAGTTTTAGCCATTTGCTTCTCTCAGGTCAGGCCATAGATTTCCAAATCGCAATCTGATCGTTGATCGACTTGGGCTGACGGTATTCGGGAATGTAGTCGGAGACCTTGCCGCCACAGGTTCCAGCGGCAATCTGGGCGAGCTGCAACTGTATCGCATCACCGTGCAGGGGTTTCTCACGGTGGTAGCTGTACCAGTGATCTAGTTCGGTGCTGCTCATGCTGCGCAGCATATTGAAATAGTCGGGGCGATTGAAATCACGGGCGAGCTGCCGGGCAAATATAAAGCCCGGCACTAGCCTTTTTTTTCAGCATCCTCGTGTTCGTCACCGTCATCGCTCACGTCAGGCTCTACATACAAGCCGGAAAGTTTTGCCGCCGGCACATACAACCCATCGATCTGCTCAGGCGCCACGTTGAAACACAACTCCCTGTGCAAAGCATCCAACGATTCCTCCCGACCCGGTTTCAGCGCATAGGCCACCAGCAATAACTTCCCACTGACATCCTCACGCCGCAGCGCCCACAACTGGCCGAGCGTTTCCATTTCCGGCTGTGTGATTTCGCCATTCTTCGGCACCGCAATATGCCCGGTGGTTTTCTCCAAGTATTCACAGCGGTCGAATGCACTCAGCTCAAACAACTCGAACTCGGAACCCGCAAAGGTGACGGCTTGCCGCTTTAACAGCGGCGCAGAGAAGAGGCTCATGACTTACGCCGCCGTCACGGTGGGTTTGCCGGAAATCTTGAACTTCACGGTGCGGGTGATTTTGGAATCCTTCGGCGTGGCCTGCCCCCAGCCGGTAATATGGCCGACGAACTCGACTTCAGTGCCCTCCGGGTAAACCACCTTGTAGTTGACATTGGTGTCGGCATCGAAGTCCGCGCGCAACGCCTGCTGGCCAGCGTCACCCTCATTCCAGATAAAAATGCAGGACACCTCGCCCGCATCGCGCAAGCCAACAGGATCGAAATCCATGTAGCCGCTGGTTCCGTCAATCGGTGTCACGTCGTCGGAGCCACGGGATTCTTCACCGGGGTCAATATCCAGCAGGCCCGCCACTTGGGTGTAAACCGTGCCGTCATCGCTGCGGTGAAACTGCGTTTTGTAACCTTGTGTCATGGTTATACTCTCGCTTGTCTAAATGAGATGGGGCGCAATCCGGGTGGCAACCCTGATTACTTGGATTCTTTGCTTGGTGTCCCTGCCGGCGCGGCCGCGGGCTGCGCTGCCACTGCGCGCGCTCGCTGCGTACCAATCAGCTGATTGGCCTCGACAATCGGCAACTCGAGTTCTGTACCCACCGGTGCAGGTTTACCGCGCGCCATGCAGGGGGCTGTAATCTTGACTTTCTTAGTTGCAACCTTGCTGCTCATAGGTGGTGCTCCGCATTAGGTGTATATGGTGAGGTCGATGCTGACGCGATAGCGGTGTGCTTCCTCGTCGTACTCTTCAAAATTTGTGCTGGTTTCGATCAGTCCAACTTGCTGCCCGAAAAAGTCGCCAGCGAAGCCGTTGATTCCATGTACAGCATTCGCCAGGGCCTTCGCCTCGCGATAGGACACCGCCCACACATCCACCTGAATCTGGTCGACTCGGGTGCGCGACGATCCATCGATCCCCAGTGGCGCGCGTGCGGCCACCGGCGTGTAAACGATGCCCGGCACCGCGTCGCCTTTCCGCAACAGTAACGGGCGCACGGTGGCGGCACCCAGGGTTCGCAACCAGGTGTTCAGGTTCTGCTCGATCATTTGAGTTTGGTGAGCTCGTTGCTGACTTCATTGATCACGTCCCGCAGGACGCTGTCGATATTGTTTTCCAGAGCCGGGCGAATAAACGGCTTGGCCGACTGCTTGGCGTTGCCGTATTCCTGCGCGATGGCTTTCTGGTTGGTGTTGTGGAGGTCACGCTTGTTATCGCCACGGCCCTTGGATTTTTTGAGTGGCCCCACGGTGATACGAGCCACGCGATCCCGGCTTTTACCTTTCGCGGTGGAAGCGCGCATGCCGATGGAATCCTGCAGGTCACCGCTGTCCACCTTGGCACCGTTGCGCATCGCGGTCTCGACACGCTTCATCGCCTGGCGGCCGGCTCGGCGCAGTACCGCAGACCCGGTCTTAGCGTCCAGCCCCAGCAGCGCTCTGTTTAGCTTGCCGAGGCCTTCCACATTAAATTTGCTGCCATCACTCATCGCTGGTGCTCCGATTGAGTCCGGTAAATTCTAGATAGCGGTCACGCCCGGCGACTTTGCGCGGCGGCGACAAGTCCAGCACCTGCCCTCCCCAGACCGCGCGCATGGCGCTGGTAATGCCGCGACTCTGGCTGCTTGTGCGCACGCGGATGGTGACCTCGCTGGTGGCGAGCTCCTGCCCTTGAACAATGCCCTCACCGGTACGTACCGGCAGCACCTCTGCGCGACAGGTGAGGTATTCCACCCAGTTGCGCTCGGGCTCGCCGAGACTATTGTCGGTTTCGGTAAAGTGTTCGAAGCGCACCTGGTCGCGCAGGCGGCCTATCTTCAGACGTTTAGCCATCGGTACGGATCCCAGAGCATACGGGTGGGCAGCGGCATAGCGCCGCCGCCCTCGCGGTTTTCGTACAACGATCCCACCAGAACCATTGCCCCGAGCTGGATGTTCTCGGTCACCGTGAGCGCGCCTTCTTCGGCTTCGCCAAGATCAGTGCCCTCGGCATACAACACGCGGCCGGTGTACTGATTGAACTGCTGTTCAGCGGCAACACAGAGCGAGGTTATGTAGGCATCGTCATCGTCGTGCTCGACGATCAGATGCTTTTTCACCAGCTCCAGATCAAAGATCACTGTTGCTCGCCTCCGGCGTTGTCGGCTTCAGCTTTGTCGTCCGCTTCTTGCGCGGTCGGTTCAGCGGCTTGCTCGCCTGCCGCTTTGAGTTCGGCCAGCTCTTCCTGTAGTGCGACCTTTTCTTCTTCAAGCGTGGTCACCTCGCCTTCGAGCTTTTCCACCTCCGCTTCCAGTGTGGCGATGTACTCGGCCTGCTGCGCCACGGTGTTGCCCAACTGGGTAACTTGCTCGCCCTGTTTGGTGTTGGCCGCTCGGAGCGAGGCGAGCTTTTCCAGTGCGGCATTGAGCTCTTTGCCTTCGGCGTGCACCGGCACTAGCTCCAGCTGATGTTCCGCCTTCGCGGCAGCCTCGGCTTCTGCCTTGGCGATACGAGCAGGCTTTTGCGGCGGCTCCTGCTTGTTCTTGCCTTTCGGGTTTTTCAGCTCGGCGATGCCGTCGTGGATCATCTGCCAGGCTTCATCGTTACCCGCTTCATAGTCGTCGCCAGCGGCAAAACTATCTAAGGCGGTTACCAGGCTGGTGAGCAGTACCAGTTTGAATTTTGCGGACATCGGTTCTCTCCGGGTTATCCGATAGTGAAAGCGCCCGGTACCGGACCGGGCGCTGTTCGGTCAGTGCGCTACTGCGTCAGGTTTAAGCCTGCTGCAGGGTCTTGACCGCCTCTGCTACCAGCAGTTTGCCGTCGACACGCTTGCGCATGCGGAAGCCAACATGACCGGTATCGGCGTACTTCTCGTTCAGGCGCTGCATCACGATGCCGCCGCGGTCTGCGATGTAGTACTGCTTAAAATCGCCGAAGGCGATGGACTTGTTACCGGTGGCAACAGCTGGCATGGCCTCGGAGGTGTAAACCTTGTGGCCAAGGAAGGTGTCAGGAACACCGGCGGCGACAGACGGCTGCCACAGCGGGATGCCATCGGTAGATTTGAGCTTGCGAAGCATGCCCATGGTGGCGTCCTTCACCAGGAAGCTGCCGTTGGAGCGATACACCGCGCGGACGGAGTGGATCAGATCCACGATCTCGTCGTAGGTGATTGCGGTGGCGCTGGCGGCGGTCTTGCCGACCTGACCGGTCACGGTCACACCGGTGGGCTTGTCGGTGCCGTCGCCAACAATGAAACCCGCCTCTTCAGCGGTGCCGAAGGTGAAGCCGAAGATACGAGCGATTTCCGCCTCGACATTCACCGCAGAATCCTGCAGCAGCTCCTCGGAGACTTTGGTGATGCGACCCAGCTTCCAAGCCTTGAGGATCGCGCCAGCGAACGCCGGATCGCTCTCAGGGTAGGAACCGCCTTCACCGACCCAGCCAGCAGCACCATTGTCTGCCACCAGCGGCAAGTTGCGGTCTTCGCCGGTACCGATCACGGTACAGATACTGCGCATGACCACGTTGTCCGCCAGGCTCTGGATCAGCATGTTGGACCAGGACTCCGGCACGGTGTAGCCACCCTCGGAGTCGGTGCCGATGGTCAGTGCGGCACGTACATCAGTGTTCATGCCAGCGCGCACGTACGTCTCGAAATTATCGACGTAGTCAGTGGCGGCCAGCGGATTGACCGGGGTGTTGCCCTCCGGGGCCGGGCGATTGGCAGGGTCCGGAACCTCGCCCATACGCGCCTCGATTTCTTCCATTTTTTCGAGCTGTGCAATCTGCTTATCCAGTGCAACAAGATCGTCATTCATTTTGTTCCACTGAGTTTCCTGATCAGTGGTCATGCCTTTGGCGGAATCGACTTTGTCCACCAGGGTGCGCATGGACGCTGCCAGTTGGCCGCGCTTCTGCTGTAGGTCGAGCAATTTACTCATGGGGTTCTCCGTTTTTCGGACATAAAAAAACCGGCTCAAGGCCGGTGGGGATTTGCGAGAAGCGCGGACACGCTCCTGCTCGCATTCAGGTTCGCTCGGCGATCTCGGTGAGACGCTCGTAGAGCGGGGTTCGGTGGTTGAATACTTCGGGTTCTGCTTCGATTGCAGCAGGCTGTTCCAGAGACTGATCGCTCTCGGAAATCAATTTACTCAGCGCCGCCGCAATTTGCTCAGCGCTGGCCCCGCCGAGATCGCCATTGATCTGGATGGCGGGAGCAGCCTGCTTCGGCTCAGACACCAGCTGCTCGGGTACACGCTTGCAGCCTTTGAATTTGTCTTTCTCGAAGCTGGCTGCAGCCGAAACACCTTCGACAGTCTCATCAGCAAAACCTTGCTCCACACACTCACTGGCAGTAAGCCAGGTTTCCTCGTCCAGCATTGCCACCAGTGCATCTTCTTCGATGCCGGTTTTGGCGTGGTAGATGTTGAGCATGGACTCGCGCAGCTTGTCGAGCGTTTCAGCCGTTTTGCGCAGGTCGCGCGCGTCGCCGTATGCGCTGGTCCACGGGTTGTGGATCATGTACATGGCGTTTTCGGCGATCACCACCTTCTCACCGGCCAGGGCGATGATGGAGCCCATAGAGGCGGCGATGCCATCGATGTAGGTGGTGATTTTCGCCTTATGGCGCTTCAGCGCGTTGTAGATGGCATTGCCTTCGAACACGCTGCCACCCGGGGTGTTGATGCGCAGGTCGATACTGGTTACGTCCAGATCGTTGAGCTCATCGATAAAGGCCTTGGCTTCCACGCCGTAGTAGCCGATGTAGTCGTAGATATAGACCTCGGCGCTGCTATTGTCGGCGGCAGCCTTGATTTCATACCACTTACGCATTGTTTTCTCCGGTGGTGGTCTTGCCGCTGCCTGAGCGCGGCACGGTGATCGGCGCGGTGTTGACTTGCAGCCAGTGTTCGTCGCCGCCCTCGATGCTGTTCATATTCTCCAGGCGGCGCAGATCGTTGATGCTGAGCGCACCTACATTGAACAGGTTTTTGTAGAACTCTGAGCGGGCTTTGGCATCACCGCGCAGCAGGCCTTCCACGCTGTGCTCTGCGTAGTACTCCTGCCGCTCCATCGGCGACAGCAGGTCGCGGAAGATGCTCTGCTCGATGCGCTTGAGCCACGGCAACAGGCTGTACACGACAAACTGGATGGACTGGTGTTCGATGTTGCTGAATGTGGCCTTGTCGAGGTCACCGACCATGTGCGGCGGCACACCGAAGATGGCTGCGATCTCGCTGCGCTGGTATTTGCGGGTTTCCAGGAACTGGGCGTCCTCGGCGCTCATGCCGATCTGCTTCCACTTGGTACCCTCTTCGAGAATCGCGGTGCGGTGCGCGTTGGCGCCGCCCTGGTGCCGATTATTCCAGCTGGTGCGCAGGCGGTCGTAGGCCTCGTCGGAAAGCTTCCCCTCAACTTCCAGGGTGCCGCCGGGGCGCGCTCCGTTGGAGAATAGGCGGGCGCCGTGCTCTTCCAATGCCAGGGCGAGACCAATGCCCTCGCGCGCCTGGCTGATTGGCGACAGACCAATAATGCCGTTGGTAGACAGGCCGGCGATTCGCCACATGCGTGATGCGGGGATCGTCTGAATGCCCTTGTCGTGATACTCGAACGTGAGCCGATTGGTGCGATCGGAGCGAGCCACGTGCATTTTGTCGGGGTTCAGTGGCCAAGCTGCGCGCAGGCGCCCAGCGCGATCGCGCTCGACTTCGCTGAAGGCATTACCACGCAACAGCAGCGAAGCCATGAGCTGAGTACGGAAATCGATCGAGGTCATTTCCTCGTTCGGCAGATCGTGCAGCAGCATCTGCAGCGGGTGACCAGTGGCCACCTCGCGATTGCCGTCGCTCTGTTTGCGGTACACATTCAGCGGCAGTGCCGCCAGGGTTTCCGACAACAGGCGCACACAGGAGTACACCGCAGCCACGCGCATCGCCGTGTCCGGCGTCACGGATTTGCCCGCGGCGGACTGTGGCCCGGTCAGTGATTCCAGCAGGTCATCACTGGGGGCCTTGAGCGTGCTGGTCTCGGCACGGGGCGAGAACAGGTTGCGCAGCTGTTTAATCATAGGAAGCGAATGCCTCGGGTTTCATAGACGCTGGTGGTGTCTTCCTCCAGCAGGGCGCGACCGTATGCCATCAGCATGGCTACCACGCCATCGATTTTGTTTTCCGGCATTTCCTTGCGCGGGTAGATGTTTTCCTTGGCGTCCACATGGGCGACCACGTTGCTGACCATCCAGGTAAATACCGGGTCGCCGTCATGCTGGAACTGCTCGGAGAGTACTGACGCCTCGAACTCTTTCATGGCGCTGCTCATGTTCTGCACCGTCTGACGGTACTCGAGCATTTCCAACCCCTCTTCAGCGAGCCGCTGTGAGAGGTATTCGGCCTGCCATGGGTCGTAGGCCACACACTCGATCCGGAAGCGACTGGCGAACTCCATCAGATCGCGCTCGATGTAGCCGTAGTCGGTAACGTTGCCGGGGGTCACCACCAGGCGACCGTCGCGCTCCCAGCCGGAGTACTGGCTGTTGCGGCCATCCTCAACAGCTGCCTCGTTCAAGTAGTTGCGCAGGAAGCCGTACAGCTTGCCGTCGCGCTTGAACAGTATCGCCATGGAGGCGATATCGGTTTTACTAGCGAGGTCGAGACCGATCCAGCAGGTCTGGCCCTCAAATTCGTCCAGGGTGCGCGTTGATTCGCAGCGATCCCACGCGCGCATATCCATCCACGCTGTGTCGGCGTTCACCCACACGTTCAGATGTTTGGTGAGGAAGTTATTCTGCGCGGCGGACATGGCCATGGCCTTGCGAGCCTTTCGCGCGATGTCGGCCGGTTTTACCGAGACACCCCAGTTAGGGTTGGCCTTGGCCCAGCAGTTGGGATCAGTCCAGTCATCGTCCTCATCGAGGGTATAGATGATCCCGAAGTATTCTTCGTCCTTTTCCGCACCGTTCAACACCTTGGCGGTGTAGCTGCGCTGCTCGTAACAGATACCAGAGCGGTTGAAGCCGGCAGTGGTGATCAACCACAACAGCGGTTGAGCTCGTGCACCGGTGGCCGTCTCGATAACGTCGAAAACTTCCCGGGTTTTGTGCGCATGCAGCTCATCGATAATCGCGCAGTGCACGTTGAGGCCGTCCAGGTTACCGCCCTGATCTCGGGACAGCGCCTTGAACGTGCTGGCCGTGTCCTCAACAAATACTGCGTGGGCACTGGTCTTTACACCGAAGCGCGCCTGCAGCCCAGGGCTGCGCTCGGCCATGCGCTTGGCATCGGCCCAGACAATGCGCGCCTGGTCGCGGGTAGTGGCCGCGCTGTAAACCTCCGCACCAGCCTCCGCGTCAGCTGCGAGGCAGTACAGAGCAACACCGCTCGATAACGTGGACTTCGCATTCTTACGCGGTACTTCCACGTAAGCCGTTTTGAAGCGGCGATTGCCGTGCTCATCCACCCAGCCAAAAATGACGCTGAGGATGAAAACCTGCCAGGGTTCCAGGGTGATTTTCTTGCCAGCCCATTCGCCCTTGATGTGGGGCATCAGTTCCACGAACTTGCAGACGCGGTCTGCTAGCTCCGGGACAAAGAAATAATCCCAGTCGCGATCCAGATCAGCGAGCTGCCGTTCACAGGCGCGTTTAACGTGCTCACACGCAATGACTTTCCCGGAGACCACGTCACGGGCATAGCCGTGCGCGATGTCCGCATACCGCTTGCTCACAGGTCTTCAAAGCCACCCAGCGACATCTGCTTTTGCTCCGGCGCCTTTACGCGGCTAGCCGCTGCCGGGGTCAGGCCGAACTCGCTGGCCGACTTCAGCACCTGGTCCCACAACTTATTGCGGATCGTGAACAGAGCGCTCTGGATCTGCAGGCCGTTAGGAGTCGTGTCCATCATGTCATCGAGGGTCTTCAGCTTGCGCGTCACCTCCTCGAACTTGCCCATGGAGTCGCAATGGGCAGCGAAGGCAGCGGTATCCAGCAGTGACATCAAGCCAGCATTCGCCAGCTGAGGGCCGATCTCCTTCCAATACTTCTTCGCGGTGCGCGGAAGCCAAACAGGACACGGAGGAAGCCCAACAGGTTTTGATTGCGCAGCACCGTGATCATCACGGTCCTTGCGAAAACTACCCTCGAGCACCTTCAGCTGCGGTGCTTTGCGAGGTCTACCTGCTGACATAGTGATCCAAGAGAGCACCCTTAACGGATACCCCCCCTACCTGAATTTAGCCAATATGAAATTTTAACCATGGCGGCGGTGTTGGTGGATCAGGTCACAGAGATTTGACCCGCCCCTCCCCTCTTGCGCCGCCGCCTTCCTGTGCGGTTTTCCGTGCGTGACACGACTTACAGAGCCATTGAAGGTTACCGACATCGTCCGAACCACCACGGGATCGCGGCACCTTGTGGTCACACTCAGTGCCCTCAGTGACACGACCGAGCTTTGTGCAGTGCTCGCACAGCCCGTTCGCCAATCGCTTTACGATTTCGCGATTGCGTAAATACTCTTTGCTTTTGTACCGGCGATTCGCCTGCTCACCCAGGCGCTTCTGGTATGCGCCCCAGTTAGTCGCCAGATCCAGATGCTGGTCGCAGTAACCGTTGCTATTGGAATGCGCACGCTTGCACTTGCGACACGGCGTCTTAGCCTTGACCGGCATCACTCACCACCAATACAAACCGAGCGCACATACTCTTGTAGCGCACTCAGTTGTCGGATTGCTTTATCTCCTCGCTCGGTGAGCGTGAGAATTTCTGCAGCAGCTCGCTCGTCAATGTCGGCTCTGCTGGTTGCATTAGTGCTGCCGGTGGTGCCGGGATTGCCGGGCACACTGGTTGCGGGGCACTTTGCAGGAATTGACAGCCGGATAGCGCCGCGCTGCAAATCAGCGCGCAGACGGTCATTCTCCGCTTGTGCATCTTTCAGCTCCTTGGTGTAGCGCGCATCGATCGTCGCCACTTTATTCCGGTACAGGGATTCAAGCCGATCAACTAGGTCACGCGCTTCATTCAGCGCTTCCGCCTGCTCACGGCGATACTTCTCATGCTTGATCGTGAGACGCCAGCCCTGAACCTTCCAGCCAGCACTGAACGCCACCACCAACGCCAGGAAAGCGACGAGAACCTTTTGTCTCAGCGTCCCAGGCATAGTTGCAATTCCGCTTCACGCCGACGAACCAGTCCCGCCAGCCGTTGACCGCCGGCATAAACCCACCGGCGCAGTTCTGGGCACCATTCACCAGGCGCCGCGCCCGCATTCAATTTCCGCATCAGCGTCGATCCGCATGCAGCACCAGCACCGACGTTGTAGGACCAGCTCACTAGAGCTGCCCATTCGTGCGGCTGCAGTTCAGGTTCAACGCAGGCGGCCAATCCAGTGAGCGCCTGTTGCATATCATCCCGCAACAGCTGCTCGCACTCGGCAACACTCTTCGTCTGGCCCATGGACGCCGTCAGCGTATGGCCATAGCAAACCGTCGGGATTTGAATCGGGTCGAGATAGGCCGTTGTGCGCAGTCCTTCAAACTGCATAACGACAGGCGCAGCAACACTCAGCGCACCGGCAGCAGCAATAGCCGCAACTCGCTTACTGACTCGCATCGCCGAACTTACCCTTGGCCCAACGCCAAAAAGAATTCACAGCCTGCCAGTGCTTTGGAAGCTGATGCAGCACCAAACCCAGCAGGTACAGAACGGTCAGCAACTGAATCCAATCATCAACCGTCATGCCAAAATACTTTGCCCCCATCACTGCCAACGGTGGCCCGACTTTCGCACCTTCTACCGCGACAGTCTGCGCTGCACTCATTGACTTCTCCTAGCCAGAAAAAGCAACGGCGCCACTAGGGCGCCGTCGAATAGGGATGGATTGGGGTCCATGAACGAAAAAACCCGGCGGGGGTGCCGGGTTTTCTCTGAAGCCAGCAATGCTAGCTTGCCTGCATTCAATCACTTCATTGTCACGCGGTCAACACCCTTCAGGAAACTTTAGGTAGAACACCGCGCAACAGCTTCGCATTAAACAAAACATGCACCCCATCAATGCGTCGATAAAGCGTACTCATCGAGATACCCAACTTTTTCGCCGCTTGACCGTGCCCCAAATACGGCGGCAAATAAAAAAGCATTACAGAGCGCCGCAGATCCTCAGGCAGCTCCAGTACAAACTGCTCAACCTCTCGCACATCTGAATTGATCGGCACTGTGCCTTCAGCATTACCTGAACCAACCGACATGCCAAGACTCCCCAAGACAGACCCGCAGCCAACACCCTCCACTGCAGCAGCCCACTCCTGAAACCGAAAATGTACACGCTCAATCATCCTAATTGCCCCCTGCCGTTTTAATTTCTGATTCAGATACATTCGGACACAATTCGGAGACAGGACTTATACCCCCTCCGAGACTACAGACCGCATGGTTATTAGATATTGTGTGAATTTCGGAGACTCGGATACCCAACGCCTCACGCACGCGAAAAAATTTTTTATAGATTAGGAAGTCGAGAGTTAATAATCCGCGCACACATGCGTACGCGCGCGCGAGAAAAACCCCTCCGAGGTCTCCGAAAAACTCTGAAACGCAGATATGACGCGGGCTGCAGTCTCGGAGGGGGTCACAAGAAGGCCTCCGAATGCCCTCCGAAGCACTCCGAGACATCATGGGGTTACCTCCGCAAAGGCACCGATATGATCCCGGAAATACTTCACACACTCCGACAGCCATTCGTGCTGGGTCTTGTCGTGCGGCTGCTCGTGCACAAAGAAGAAAGTACCGGTAACACTCTTTTTCGGTGGCTTGCCAAACCCGCCAGGGGAATCGTAATAACGATTAGGCTTGCGATCCAACTCCCGGGCAGCATTCTCCAGGAACTTGTCGCGTCGCAGCGGCGAACCAGCATACGACTCTTTACACCACATCGCATAGGCCACAAACAAATCATTCGTCAGGCAGCTACAGTACGGTACATCCAACTCTTCCGCCTTCCACTCCTTCAGGAACCGCTCCCAGCTCGGCAAGCCGAAGTCAATCAGGCTCTGCTTAGCAGCCGTTACCGGCGGCTCCGTGTGAGGATGGAAGTCACCGAGGTCCACCGCCAACAACCAGGCATAAAAGGCTTCAGCACCGCCATATTCGAGCTCAGCCGGTACCGCCTTTTTTAATTCTTCAGATAACTTCTTCTCAGGCCAGACCACCAGAAATCGACGATCGGAACCCTCAACAGGGAATGGAAGGATCTCGTTCGAGAGAAAGACAGCGTTCATATAGTTCGCCTCTTCCCACCCGCTCACAAACTTCTTCTCAATCCGGACTGTCTTGCCGGTGATCATCTGCTTCAATGATCCTTGGTGCGAGTACTTGCTCGACCGCGAAAAAATCTCCTCAAACACACCGTACAGAAGGTTCGACATCCAGTCCGTGTACTGCCCTTCCATCTGCTGCTGCCCGAGCGTCCGACTGTACTCACCGTAGACCGCACGCATCACCACATCAAAGAACAGCGACTTACCCGATCCATGCACCGAGCTATGCATCAACACAGCCGACGCCATCTTTGAACCGAGATGCTGCAACGGGTACGCCAGCCAGCGGATCAACCACTCCCAAACCTCGTTATCCTCATTGCACAACTGCCACAGCAGATGCCGGATATGTCGACACTTTTTGTCGTCTCGCTTTGGCTTCAGAGGCAGACCGCGGAACATATTGATATGCGTATCCGGATCCACCTGGCGCGATGGGTCAAACACCAGATTCTCTTTATCCACCATGCGGCGATCCGGGTGCTTGTACCAGATGTCATACGAATCGGGATATGCGTGGCGGATATCCTGCAATCGCTCCAACGTGCGCCGCTTGGCATCCCACGCCGTATCGGAAACCTCAAGATAGGTAAACCGCTCCAACATCTCGCCCACTCCCCCGGCCCCCTTGTGGGCGGCCTGGCGCGCAGCGATAAACCGCTTCACATCGAGCTCTAGCACCTTGCGCTTTTCAGTGGAATCCATGAACTCTTTGCATACTTTGGGCCCTACTTCCGCACGGAACGCAGCAGCCTTCAGTTCACGATGCAAATGCTCGTCCCATACCTTGGTAGTGCCAGAAATCAGCGCAAAACGCTTCAGTGCATCCTCAAAGGTAATTTCGCGCGCCTCCGCAACAACAGAGGGTGCGGGAGATTCAGCAGCTTCAGATTCAGAATACTCAGGCGGGATATCATCCAGCGGCGGAGCACCCGGTACCGGCGCGGCCTCCGCTTGAGATGGGTGCGGGAAGACAATCACATTGTCAGCGCCCGCCTGGACCCTAGATATAAACTGATCCCACTGCCGCCTCACCTCCCCGAGGCCATGCCGACAGTGAATATCGTTAAAATCCAATCCCTGATCTTTTTTATTTTCTGTTGTCACGCGGCGTCCTCCAACGCATCCGCCTCAGACGGAATCCAGACCGCACCACCCACTGCCTTCGCCGCCGCTCTCGCCTTGCTCACGCCCGGGTTATCCTTGGTACCCGCGTCATCATCTGCAGCGAACACCAAGTGCTGGTCCGGGTAGCGCTCACGCAACTGCACCGCCACCGGCATCAGGTTGCCGCAATCAAAGCAAACCACCACCGGGCAACCCGTCGCCTCACGCACACTGGCACCAGTAGCAAAGCCCTCCACCAGCACCAACGGCATACGCGGATCCGGCTGACCGAGCCAGGCAAACAGACCACTCTTGCGACCACCGCGCAGAAACAGCTTCTTACCCTTCGGCGTGATCACCTGCAGGTTCCACAGATTACCGTCGATATCGACTAGCGGCAGCGCAAAGAACCCCTTTTTGAAATAGTGGAACTTCGGCTGCTGCTCTTTGGGGATATTGAAAAACGCATTGATCTCGGCCCGATCGGTCACCCGTACCGGCCCGCCTTCCCTGTGCACGATCAGCACCGGGGAATGGAAAAACTTCATACCGTGAGACTGGATCTTCTTCTGTCCCAGGTACTCACTGCTACCCACCGGCTTCAGATCGCCGATGATCAGGTGCGCGAGATCGGCTACCTGCCGACGCTCCTGCTGGCGTTCCGCCTCTTCACGTTGGGCATCAATCTCGCGCTGACGCTCGCGCCCCGCCTTTTCTTTGGCCCACGCCTGCTTCTCTTCTGCAGTGAGCTCACGGCGCTCGAAGGTAAAGCCCCGTTCCTTCGCCAGGGCAAACAGCGTACCAATGCCAACACCGCCAGCACCGCGCACACTCTTCCAGGTAGAGCGCGCATCTGCAGCGCGGTACTTACTGTGTCCCTTGCTCCAATCGTCCCAGGCATCAAAACCGGAATCACCAAACTCCGACTTGATCGCCATAGCCAGCCGCGCCCAGGTATCCCGGTCGCACTCAGGGTCGAGAAAACTCAACGCCCGGCACACATCGTCCAGCGTACATTGATCATGCATAAAGAAATCCCCCTAAGACTCGCGCGCAGTGCGCGTAGAAAAGGCCGTCTCTCCGGCTGTCACACCACTGGGCAGGTGTCGCCATCCCCGTTATGCTCGAAAGCCCACACTCACGAACTACAGGAATCAGAAGAATGACAAAGGATGTTTTTAATGACGCCGAGATCAGCGTCCCCTGCCCTCAGTGCAGCCACGAGACTGTGAAAACAATCGGTTGGCTCAAAACACAGAACCAGCTCACCTGCCTCTGCGGAGCAACTATCATGGTTGACGCAAAAGAGGCGCTCAGCGAGATCCGGCAGGCTGAAAAGGAACTTGCCGACCTCGGATCGATGTTCGAGTAAATCGGCCAAGGTGCGGAGGCCGGCGCTGATAGCGCTCATATCGGCCTTCGCTTTCAAAGTGACGTTCGCTGCCATCTGGCACCCCTGTATAAACATCCATTTGTAGTGATCAATCACAATGCCCCACGTCCGTTGGCACAATGGCCACATAACAAATACAGATTGGGGAATGGATAATGGTTATCTTTGTACTTCTCTCACCGACCAACCCACGGCCGGTTAACTTGCCTCTCGAACTTCTTCAGGCTCTTCAGGACGACCGCCATATAGCCCAGCCAATTTCGGGCACAGCTGATAAGCCTTTACCGCACCGCCCGTTGCCAGCTCCGCGCGCAACGCAAGCTCAGCAGAAGCGCCGTGCTTTCCACGAACCAGATTGCTAATCGTCGGCTGTTTTACTTGCAGGGCGTTCGCCGCAGCCACCTGGCCACCGAAGTGCTCAACGAGTTTCTTGGCGGCCTCTTCGACCTGATTAAGTTTGTTCATGCGGCGAGAATATAAGCAAACTTATCAGCGCGTCAACAGGCAATCGATAAGCAAACTTATTAGATGGGATATAGGGCGACTTATAACATACCCTCACGAAACCTATGGGGCTTGCACACGTGCTGGAACTGAAAGACAGGCTAAAAGCAGCCAGAGTTGCCGCGAAAAAAACACAGCGGGAAGTAGTTGCTGAGGTGGGCATCACCCAGCCAGCCTTGAGCGATCTGGAGCGAGGCAAATCCTACAGCAGTCGCCACTTAATCCAGCTCGCGCAATACTTGGAAGTAAGCCCTACCTGGCTTGCTACTGGCAAAGGAGCCATGTTTGAAGATGGCCCGGCAGACAACCGAATCAGGAACATCGACACACTCCTGACCCAGGTAGGACCGGAAAAATTAGCCGATGCGGCCAGCGGGATCATTGATTTCGAGCGCCTACTCGACGGGACAGCCATCATAAGCGCTCGGGTTGCCCGGAAACTGGAGAGCCGCCTACAGCTTGAAACAGGTTGGCTAGAAGTAGACCACAGCCAACCCGGAACGAGCGAGCCGCGGACACAGTACGGTGCTAGGCAGGACCACACACTGCCCGAAGAGGTCCAGGAGCTGATTAACGTAATCAGAGAGAGAGCCCGCAATGGCTCCCTCACGGCAGAGCACGCAAATGTACTCAGAAGCAGCTTAGAACTGATGACCGGCCAAAAGTGACACGCATCTATTAGCCCATCGCGGTCCAGACAACCCACCCCATCCAGAGAAAAGCCAGCACCCTTGCCTTCGCACTGTATCCCTTCTTCAGCAGAAACCAGGCAAAGATGTAGGGGAAGACAACAATTCCCAGACCTAACCCGGGCCCCACCTCTCTCGCATCCTCAATAACCGGCCCCGAGGAGGCATCCAGGTAAACTGGCTGTCTAGCACGAGGGGGAGCTTCCTTCGCAGGCCGAGCAGCGGTTTGCGGTTTAGGCTTTGGCGAGGATTTCCGGGGCTTCGGTGCAACCTCTACAAGTCGCTGAAACTCAGCCTCCCCGATTATCTCTATAGCCTGCCCACGCGCCTTATACTCTTCCGCCTTACGGTGCTTGCCACTTTTTTCCTCACCGTTCGTGCGCAGTAAATCTTGATCTCCCACCACAAGAACGGTTGTTTTCTTGGTGACATTATTCGCCACAGTAGCGCCTGCCAGACCTGCCTGATTCGCCGCCTCCATACGAGACGTATTGAGAGAACCAGTAAACACTACAACTTCACCAGACAAGGAGCCCAACTCTCTGGGCGTCTGCGCCGCGAGCTTCGGCTCGGAAAAAGGGATCCTGCGCTTACTGAGCTTGACGATATCCGGAAGTGGCAACTTATGCTCATGCGCACATGCCAGAAGTATTTCCCCAGATGCTCGGGCATCCTCTAGCGCATCATGGTGCTCAAACTTAATCTTCAGGTGCTCCGCGACGGGAGCCAGCCCGTAACCCCGCCGGGAGAACTGCGGCCATGTCCGGCGCACAACCTTGGCAGAATCCAGCCATTCCCAGGTTGGAGCGGTTAGCCCGGCCTCCTCATGCGCGCGCGTCAGCGACGATCGATCAAATGCCGTATGGCTAACAACCACACGCCCTTCAAGTAGATCTCGAAGCTTTGGTGCGATCGTTTTGAAAACCGGAGCTTTGCGTACATGCTTCTCCGTAATTCCATGAATGGAAACATTCATCCCATCGAATGAAGACTTAGGGTTTACCAAGGTCTGCCAAGTATCCCTCAGCTCACCACCCTCAAAGATTGCCACCCCAACCTGGCAAATACTCGACACATCAGAGTTTGCGGTCTCCACGTCCACCGCAACGAACGACAAGCTCGACACATAGCTATCCATTGCCACCGGTATCCCCCTTATTAGTTTTGTGACGGCAATCACAAGAATACCAACGTGCAAATCTGCCCTGAAGCGAGCAAACTGAAATATAAGCAAACTTATTGACCCTAAAAATAAGATTGCTTATATTGCGCTTATCAACCATAAGCAGGGCATCGCAAATGCAACCCAAAACCACCCCAACCTACCGCCCCCTGGCACCACGCCAAGCCGAAGCGCTCACCCACCGCGCGCGTGGCCTGTCGCAGGCTGAAACAGCAGCGGCGATGGGGTGCTCCGTGGGCAACGTCAGCAACCTGATGGCCGAGTGCTTCTTCAAGCTCCACGCCCGCAGCTCCGTCGACGCCGTTGCCAAAGCGGTACAGCAGGGCCTGATCCAATTCGCACTGGTAGCCACCATCCTCGCCGGCGTCGGTCCTGACGCGAGCGAACAGATGCGCACCCGCTTCCAGCGCCGCCCCACCATTCGAACCATTCGCATCCGCAACCGTGAGGATCTCGCATGAACGTGTACATACACCCGAGCGCACTCAGCGTGGAAAACGTGCGCAATCTGGAGCGCAGCACCGGCCTGATGGCGGTGCCGACTGGCAAAGGCAACGTGAAGCTGGCCAAGCCGAAACCGCGCCTGGTGCGCGTGGTTACCCAGCCCAACAACGACTGGCCGCCTTTCGGAGGCGATGCCGCGTGAGCACCCAGAATCGCGTAATCAGCGAGATCGAGCAGCACTGGCAGGAGCAAGAGCAGTTCTGGGTAAAGCGCGCCCGCCGCGCAGAGCGCCAAGGCAACGCTGAAGCTGAAATGGAATACCGTCTGCTGGCCGTGAAAGCGGCATTCAATCGCCGCCACGCGGCAAAACACATCCGCGAACGGTGGGGCCGCCCACTAGGAGCAACCCAATGAACACAATGACCTTCACCGATGCCGCCGACAGCGTCGAGGCCCTGCTGAAAATTGAGAGCTACCAGAGCGGCAGCAGCGAAGTCGCCGCACAGGTACTGCTCAGCGCTTGGAATAGCTACGACTTCACCCTGCCGGTTGCCGAACTGGCCCGCCTGGATGCGGACAACTACCGCCATGCAATACGCGTAATCACCCTGCGCTACCACGGCCACGAGCCTCACACCGTGATCAAGAACGGCGACAAGCGCTTCATGGCCCTACACGACCGCTGGGTACACCTGAAGGCCAGTAGTACCGAGGTGGCCGCATGAGCAACTACGACGAGAACCCCCAAATAGACAACTGCGGAGTGACACCGCGCAATCTCGCCGAGCAAATGACAAGAGATATGGAGCGGCTGAAGGTGCATCACCACGGCAGCAAGCCCGACTACAGCGCCCCCGCCTTTCTCGAAAAGGGAGCAAAGCACATGCGTGACCGCGCCGAGCAACGCGACGCCCCCGATGGCGAGAAGTCAATGGGCAGAACTGTCGCCGCCTTCAATGCACTCTACGGCAAAGACCTGACTGAAGAGGAAGGCTGGATGTTCATGGTCCTGCTCAAGCAGTCCCGATCCAGCCAGGGCAAGTTCACCCCCGATGACTACGAAGACGGCGCCGCCTACTTCGGCCTGGCCGGTGAAGCCGCCGCGAAGGAACGGCAGCCCAAGTGAGTGAATTCAGCCAAATTCTGCGAATCATGGAAGAGCTCAAGTGCCGCCAGGATGCGCAAAAACTGGAGTTGGAAATCTTAAGGGAACACGTAGCCGAGCTCACCGAGCAGTTGCACGGCAACACCGCACAACCAGAGGACAAAGCCGCATGAGCAAAGAAAAGGTACTCACCCTCACCCAGGCAGCGCGCCAACTCGGCATCGGCCGCAACACCCTGATCAAGAAACTGCGCGATCACGGCTACCTGCACACCCGGCAAGGCATGGAGTGTGCGCCCACCAAAACCGCCGTCGAGCAGGGACTACTGCACCCGCACCTCTCCCAGTTCTACCGCGGCCCGGTGCGCGTAAACCACACCACCGCCAAGGTCACCGCCAAAGGCCTGGTGTGGATCGACGATCTGCTGGACCGCGAAGCTGAAGAAGCGGCCAGCGCAAGCTAACCGCCCCGACATTCATAACAACGGAGGAATCCATGGGCACCAACGTAGAAGAGTTCATCACCGATCTGGATGCAGGGGTATTCGCTGAAAAGCTCTCCCGCGCACTCAGCGACGTTGCCGCCGGAGTTTGCGACAACGAGAAGAAAGGCAAGGTCACCATCGACTTTGATATCCAGTTGCTGGGCAGCAGCCAGGTGAACGTGCAGCACACGCTCAAGTACACCATCCCCCGCCGCAACGGCGAGAGCACCGAGAAGAACGTCACCAAGACCGCCATGCACGTTGGCAAAGGCGGCCGCATGACCTTCTTCCCGGAAAACCAACACCAGATGTTTACTAGAACCGGCGAAGTAGAAGCCAAACAAAAGGAAACCAACTGATGTCTATGGACGCCAGCGCCATCCAGTGCATACAAGAAAACGCACCTTCAATTGAAGCCGCCGCGCGACTGAGAGAGCAAAGCCTGTCGGCCGTCGTCGTGCCGAACAATTGCGATATCCAAAACATCGAGCACCTGCAGGAGCACCGCAATCGCTTCCGCGCCGACCTGAAAACCAATTCTCTGGAAGATTTCGCAGCCTACTACCACGCCAATGAAAGCGAAATGTCAGGCGGCACCCAGGTATTTGTTCAGCCGGAAAGCATGACCGCCAAAGCGATCTTCAATCTCTACGAACTGGACGGCGAGCCCGGCCACGGTGACCACACCGCAAGCCTGTGCGAAGTGAAGACCGCCCCTTTCAAAAGCCTGCTGAAGATCGACGGCACGCGCATGAGCCAGAAGGACTTCGCAGAATGGATGGAAGACTGGCGCGATCACCTGAAAGCCACCGACAGCCAGGGCGAGGAGCTGAACCTCAGCAAAGCCATCGCCGCTATCCGACGGATCACCATCGAAGCCACCGCCAAAAGCGATACAGAAGTGCGCAGCTTCGGCGCCAGCCGCAGCGCGATGGAATCCATCGAAGCCAAGAGCGAAGACCAGCTACCGGCCTTCCTGGAATTTACCTGCAACCCCTACAAGGATCTCGGTGAACGCACCTTCCAGCTGCGCGTCGGCATCCTCACCGGTGAAAAACAGCCGGTACTGGTAGCCCGCATTATCAAACTGGAAGAGCACGAAGAAACCATGGCGTTTGAATTCAAAGGCCTGATCAACGCCGCCCTACCGGACGGTGCGCCCATCTACCTCGGCGCCTTCGCACTCAACCGATAACAATTTTAAACCGCGCTCCGCGCAATCGTCAGACCGTTAGGGCCGCCGGTATGGGGCCCATTTTTGGGGAAAATTACATGCAAAAGCTGAAAGCCCTTTATTGGCGCCTGTTCATCATCCGCCTGTCTTTTCGCTGGATCTTTAATTACAACCTCGGCGACGAAGTCGTTTTCAAGAACCAGGTGTGGATGTTGGCGCAGGGCGTAAAGAGCCCAGTCTGGACACTTTCCAGAAGTGAAGGCCGAGTTGAGGCACACGAAGATCAATTTCGAAAAGTTCACACTCCCCGCAATTACTGGCGTAGCTTCACAAGCGGCTACCGCTTTTACATGACAAGCTGGTACAGCACTTGGATGCACCAAGGCATCAAGCCATGGATGCGCGGCTGTCGCATCTGGGGCAAATAACATGATCATCCACCGCACCTATACAGCCCTAACCCGCGCCATCAGCCACCTGATTCCGCCACCAGCGGAAGTCACCGCTGGCGATATCCACGCAGTGCACCTGGCCTGCGAACGTGCCCACCGCCGCGAATCGCAGCCGCTGAACAAGTACACCGCCAACGATCCGCGCCACCCTATCTGGCAGCGTCACGCCGAGCGGATCCGCCTGCGCAGCACGCAGCCCAGGGAGGTGCAGGAGGGATGAGCCGTAAACGCAACAAGAACGCCCGCCGCAAACTCAGCACCCAACAGCGCCGGCAGCGCGCAGACCAGCGCTACCTGATCGGCACCATTCTGATCGGCCGCGAATCCTACGGCCAGGACAGTGATGGTGAGCCCTGCTTCAGCGTCCACCACCGCGATCGCAACCGCGAACGGAAGATGCACAAGCCTGAAAAAATTGACCAGGCAATTGACGGGAAACACACCTGGCGCGTCACGGTATTTGCCGAAGGCTTCCGCCCCGACTCAAAGCGCAAAACCCCAGACCTTGAGGCGACCGTATTCGAAGCCCCGGGCATTCGCGTTAACGAGCTTCAGCCCTTATGCGATCCAGAGATTGAAGTGGTGAAGAAAATAATGCGAGAGGAAGGGTTTTTATTATCAGACTGGGGATGGAAGGCAGAAATTATTCCCCCAAAGCAGGAGAAGGCAGCGTGATCGAAAAAATAAGAGAAGCCTTTGAGGCCGAACAGAACGAGCCGCCAGAAAAGGATGCCAATGGAGATTACACAGGATTTCTGATGCGGCTTGCATTCCTAAACTTTAAATCTGGCTGGAAAGCCGCCCTCGCCTCATCTGATAGCGAGAAGGGGCAGGAGCCGGTGGCGTGGGCCGCATTCACCGTTGACGGGAATATCCGCATCTGGACCGCGAAAGAGACCGAAGTTAACAGGCTGGCAGCAGCTGTCGGGCAGGAATTGCAGCCGCTTTACACCAGTCCAGTTGTCAAGGATTCCTTGACAGTTGCCCACCGCTCCCCAGCGCAAGACAGCAAGGTGCCGGAAGAGTGGGGCATCAAAGAAACGGATAACGGCCGCGTTGAAGTATGGCCTCCAGAAGAAATGCCGATTTCACTGCCCCCAGAACCGGAATCGCTGGAAGGTCGGTATTTGGTGATGCTGTGCAGGTCCCTGCTCTCCACCGCTCCTGTCCCGGATAAGCCGCAGCGCCCTCCATTGGCAAAGGATCACGAAGGTATGCGCATTAGCGCCAGCGGGATACTCCACCGCGTTGGCGGACATATAAAGTTCGGCGCCCGCCAAATGTGCGAGCACCTAGAAGAAATGGGCCGCCGATACTACGCGGGTGAAGTTTCGGTGGTTGACGAGTTCCTTCAGCTGTATTGCTTAGACGAAGGGCGCCCAGAAACGCCAGAGGCCAGCGCATGACCATGCAATACCGCACCCCACCCCAGATCGGTTTCAACTTCGGTGAGCTCATCGTCGACAGCTTCGCCGGTGGCGGCGGTGCCAGTACCGGCATCGAGGCCGCACTCGGCCGACCGGTGGATATCGCCATCAACCACGACGAGCAGGCCATTGCCATGCACACCGTCAACCATCCGCAGACGCGCCACTACTGCGAAAGCGTGTGGGAGGTGGATCCGCGCGAAGCCTGCCAGGGCCGCCCGGTCGGTCTCGCCTGGTTCTCACCAGACTGCCGGCACTTCTCCAAGGCCAAAGGCGGCACACCGGTATCGCCCCGGGTGCGCGGCCTTGCGTGGGTAGTGCTGCGCTGGATCGGCACCGTGCGCCCGCGCGTGGTGATTCTGGAAAACGTGGAAGAGTTCAAGACCTGGGGCCCGGTGGTGCGCAACGGCGACGGTGATTACATGCCCTGTAAGAAGCGCCGCGGCAACACCTTCAATTCATTCCTGAACGCCATCCGCCGCCAGGGTTACCAGGTGGAAACCCGCGAGCTGCGCGCCTGCGACTTCGGGGCGCCCACCATTCGCAAGCGCCTGTTCCTCATCGCCCGCTGCGACGGCCAGCCGATCACATGGCCCGAGCCTACCCACGGCCCCGGCCTGCAGTCCTACCGCACCGCGGCGGACATTATCGACTGGAACATTCCCTGCCCCAGTATCTTCGATCGCAAACGCCCGCTGGCCGAGAACACCCAGCGCCGTATCGCCCGAGGCATCCAGCGTTTTGTGATCGATAACCCTGAGCCGTACATCGTCGGCAAGCAGGCGCAGTTCCTGACCGAGCACGCCAACGGATCCAACCCGCGCTCCTGGAGCGCCGCCGAGCCACTGCGCACGCAAGTGGCCAGTATCAAGGGCGGACACTTCGCACTGGTCACCGCATTTCTCGCCAAGCACTTCGGTGGCGTCACCGGCGTGAACATCGATACGCCCTACCCGACTATCACCACCCGCGGCACCCAGAATCAGGTTGTCACCGCACACCTCACCCGCGACGCCGGTACCGGCCGCGGCGAACAAGTGCGCGCATTCCTGATGAAGTACTACAGCGAAGGCGGCCAGTGGCAGGCACTCAACGAACCGATGCACACCATCCCCACCAAGGCGCGCATGGGCCTGGTGATGGTGAAAGGCGAGCCCTACCAGGTCGTCGATATCGGTATGCGTATGCTGGAGCCGCACGAACTGTTCAAAGCGCAGGGCTTCCCCGCCGACTACATCATCGATCGTGACGGCACCGGGCACGCCATCACCAAAACCCAGCAAGTGGCCAAGTGCGGCAACTCCGTGTGCCCACCGCTGGCGGAGGCGCTGGTGCGGGCGAATATGGCAGTGGCAGCAATTCCAATGAAGGAGGCAGCATGATGAAAACGCGCCATGTCCAAGGCCCCTTCTCAGCTATTCAATCAGTAATTGACTGGCTCAACGATGATGACTGGTCCCTATTGTCCGAAATGCTTGAAATCGAAGCAGGTGGAGAAGACGCGGGCGAGTTCGTCAAATTTGCCTTTGAACGATTCAACAACCAGAAACGCCGGAAGCATCTGCAAGAGAGAATTGCAGATATTGATCAAGAAGATGCTGGTCTTTTAGGTGGTGGCCGATGATTTTTCACAGCACCTGCCAATGTCAGAATCCGGATCCACGAGAAACCACAGCACCGTGGTTCGCCGGGGAGAAACCACCACCCAAGCAATTGGTCTGCGGAAACTGTGGCCGCCACACCCAGCGCGCCACCTGGCGCCAGAACACCAAGCAGTGCTGGGACTGCGGCAATCCGCACCTGGTGCTGATCCGCACCCAGCAGATCAAGTACTGCACCCACTGCCACATCACCATCCCGTGGCACCTGGAACCCGGACAGAAGAGCCCAGTATGAGCAAGCTACTGACCAAAACCGAAATCGCCCGCCTCACCGGCGCACCGGTCGATAATCCGGAAGCCCAGAAGCAGGTGCTGGACGCCAACCGTGTGCCCTATTTCCGCCGCAAAGACGGATCGCCGGCGCTCACCTGGGATGTGGTGAACCAGGCACTGCTGGCCCGAGGCGCCTCGACGCCCGCGGCCAACGGCGCTAACCTTCCACCGGGGTTCAAGCTGCCACAGGCCAGCTGACCGATCTAAGCACACAAAAATAGAATTCGAATAATGGGAAGACAACGCAATCCAGAAAACGCCTGGATGCCACCGCATGTGGCGCGTTACAAAGGGGGATACCGGGTCCGCAAGAAGGGTGAACCAACTCAGCACCTTACAGGCCCGGACGCGAGCAAATCCGAGGTGTGGGCCGCCTATGAGCGCTACCTCGCCAACCTGGTGCAGAAGACCTTCACCGTCGCCGACCTGATCGACCTCTACTTCGCCTCCCCCCAGTACACCAAGCACATCAGCCCAGAGACCCAGAAAGACTATTTGCGCTATAGCAAGCAGATCCGTGAGTCCTTCGGCGAGATGTCTCCGGACGCCATCACCAGCCCGCTGGTACAGATGTACATGGACGCCCGTGGCGCGGAGTACCCGGCCGCGGCCAACCGCGAGCGGACTTTCCTCGGCATCATCATGAAATGGGGCAAGGCGCGCGGCTTTGTTGCGATCGAGGATCCAACCACCGTGGTGCGCCCCCTCGCAGAGGGACCAGGTGGTCGCTACGTCGAAGATTGGGAATTCGAGGCGTTCTATGACTGGCTGGGCCAGCGCGGCCACACCATGCACCAGTGCGCCATGGAGATCAGCTACCTGTGCGCCGCGCGCCAGCAGGACGTACTCGCCCTCACCCGCCAGCACATCCAGGAAGACGGCCTGCTGATCATTCAGGCGAAGACCGGCAAGCAGCAGCTGAAGCTGTGGAGCCCGGCCCTGCGCGACGCCGTGAACCGCGCGTTGGCCACAAACACCGAGGCGAAGATCCAAACCGCGCATATCCTCCGCAGCCGCACCGGCCGCCGCTACACCCGCGATGGCTTCAACGCTGTATGGCAGCGGGAACAGCGCGCGGCACTGGCTGCAGGCGCGATCAAAGAACGCTTCCGCTTTCACGATATGAAGATCAAGGCCGCTTCAGACTTCGATGGTGACGTGCAACAGTTCACCGGCCACAAGACCCGCTCCATGGCCGAGCGCTACAACCGTACGCCAGACCGCGTAGTCTCACTGAACCGCGCCAATAAACCGGCCAACAACGCCGCTGAATAG